TATCCTCTGGCCTTGCCCCCCCTTCCCTCTTCCCCCCCACACTAACACGATCTGTCAATAGCTTGTCAAGAGGTGACGTAGCGTAAACTTCTAAAATACATACTACGCCACTACATATAGTATCAGTTGTTTGCTCGTTCAGATAGTTGTGTCATAGCCGCCGTTCACCATTGTGTCTCTGCGGCCACCTCGCACGTCTTTGTTCATTGCATGGGCCAAATACCATTCGCAAGCAGTTTCCTTTCTCAGCGGAGAGCGAGTGGCTTCTTGATGGCATGTTCTTAGCTTTGGCTGTGCCTTGTGGGGAAACAACTTGCGAATAGCAACCTGCCCTAGGGGGCAGGATTTGGCTCCCTGCATGAAGTCGTCGTTGCGAGGGTGGTCCTCGCGACACAGCAATGGAGAACTAGCAATGACTAAGAAACTATCTAAACTCGCACAACTGAAACTAGATGTAATTAACTACCATCTACACAATGACGAATCTACGCACCGTAACAACATTGACGGTATTACAGAACAAGCTCAAGTTAATGAGCGGTTCCTCGTCGGGTTGGCTCGTGACGCCTGCTACACTAGCCACAATAGCATAACCTTCAAGAAAAAGCAGATCGCAGATTCCCTCGCGGAATACGACATCGCAACCGAAAACAAAAACGTCTACGACCAAGAGCGTATCGGTCGCTGGATCAGCAGATTAACCCCAGAGCTTGACGAACTCACAGTACGTCACGATGCTGACCTTGAGGTCTTTGCAAAGCTCACAGGCGGTGAGCAGTGGCAAGCCAAAGCGCAGCCAACGAGCGCCAAGGTAGTCGACTTCAGTAACCTAAGAAAGCGGGTGGCGTAAGCCACCCCTCATTCACGGAGAGGCGCATGAATCCCTATCGCATCATAGCAGACATCATTGGAATCCTAGCCATCATTGTGATTGTGCTAGGAATCATGCTGATGATTGCAGCCGCAATTTAAAAGCGAGAAAGTGTCCGACTATATAATATATGACGTGACGTCATTATTGCTTTTTAAATAAAGTCACTGCTAAAGTGCAGTGCATAACAAAGGAGAACAGAAATGAAACTTAACTATATCGACATTGATGAGACACCAGTCTCAGTGACTTTTGTGGCTGATGAAATCAGAATGATAAATTCTTTTTTCAAATACACAAAAGATGAAATTTCAAATTTCAATCGCAGTTGTTCAATGGAACGCATTGCAAAAACGTTCGAAGAAATAAACACAAAACTTGAGGAGAATCACAATGCTTGACTCTACAAACTCATGGGACTTTCCTATCGAATCCCAGCCAATCTATGACCAGCTTGGGCATGTCATTGAAGGGCATCAAAGCATTGTCCGCACTGATACTAATGAATCCCTTGGTGTTCACGGCTCACGATACAAGGCCGTGTCACATCAAGACGTAGTGGACTCAGTGGTTGATGGTATCAAGACTGCCGATCTGTCCAAAGACTACGACCTTTACGTTGACGTAATTGAGAATGGACGTAAACTTCGAGGTGAAATTTTATTTAATGATCTGACTGTTGAACCAGCAGTCGGAGACTATGTGAAGTTTCGCGTTTCATTCTTTAATAGCTACGATGGCAGTTGGTCCTTTTCTCAGCTTGCTAATGGCTTACGGCTATGGTGCCTCAATGGCTGCACGACAGCCGATACTGTGGCGCGTAGTAAATACAAGCACACTACATCTATCAACGTAGAAGGATCAGCAGCCAAAGTTGTTGCTGGCCTTGAGCACTTCATGTCACGCAAGGAAGTGTGGCAACACTGGATGCAAACCAAACTTGAGCAAGAGCAAGTAGAAAACTTCTTCAAGAAAACAGTTTGCAAATCTTTCACACGCCAAAGGGCTGTGACCAAGACCAATGAAAAGCAATTAGAAAACTTGCTTAAAATTTGGAGCGAAGAAAAAGCTGGCTTGGGTTCTAACAAGTGGGCTTTGTATAACTGCCTGACATACTGGGCCACACATACCAACGAGTTACGCTCGCCAGAGATTGCTCGTTACAACAGAGAGATTTCAATTGCCAATGCAATGAAGTCTACACAATGGGAAACACTATAAAGGAGAACACCCATGTTTTTTCAGAAACTAAACCAAACATACAATCACATGGTTTCAACTGATGATCCACTAGATCAACAGCAATTAACTTTTAATTGCTTAATAACTGCAAAAGAAGCCGAGGAATTACTCAAACTAAACTACGAAGGCAATAGAGATTTAAACAAAGACACTGTTAGCCATTACATAAGAGCCATGAATCTAAACAGATGGCCTTTGCATCCAGAGCCACTTGTTTTTTCTAAGTCTAGCGATGAATTACTGTTTATTCTTTTGAATGGTCAGCATCGTCTTACAGCGCAAATAGAAACTGGCCTTGATATTGCATATTCAGTTTGCATTCACAGAGACCGAAACATCTACAAGAAGTTAGATCAGGGTAAAGTGCGGACAAATGCAGACATAACTGGGTCGCATAAAAATATTGTTTACCCAATACAATTCTTGCTTCGTGCTGCATCCTCTATCAAGAAACCAGTATCAGACGATGTTCAAAAGGTACTGTCTGATCGTGCTGGCACTTTGCTTTCTGAAGTAGAGTACGAAATCAAGCCGCCACAAACAGGTTATAATTTATGGAAGCAAACAGGCTTCCGCGCTGCTTATGCAATGGCAATCATTACCAATAGGATTGATCATGCAAAAGCATTTGAAGTGTACACCACAATTTGCCGCAACGAACTAAAAGAATGGCCTGATGTTTTTGTTTCTTTCTATCGTCAAATGATGGAAAGACAGATTCATATTAATCGAAGTGGAGTAAACTTAGATAATGATTACTTCATGAGAGGTATGTTTGCTTTCCAAAACACAGAGGCAAAAACAATATCTATTCATAATTCGTTTAGAAACCAAGTCAAAGAAGACGTGTACAAAGCAATGAAAAAATACGCGACTGAAGAACTAAGAATTGTCGCATAACAAAGGAGAACACACATGATGACACGCAAAGACTTTGAATGGATAGCGGATCGGTTTGGTCCGCTAGTCTTTTCGCCCATCACAATCGAAAAGATTGCTGATGATCTTCAAGAAACTAATCCACGATTTAATCGTGAGAAGTTTATTCAACGAGCCGTAGCAGCATGGGAGAAACACAATGACATCTCAGACGATGAAATCCCCTACTGAACTTTGCCCTGTCTGCGTTGGCGATGGGCAAATAGAATATGAAATCAACAAACCTCAGAGCTTTACCCGCGACATTGGTTACATAGATACCAAGTGGGATAAATGCTATGCGTGTGATGGAACAGGAGAAGTAGAGATTCCACGCTACCTATTGACGAGCAAGGAATGAATGCTGCATAAGTGCAGTATGAAATCGTATCTGACTACACTAACTGATAAAGCAAATGATAGTAATGTTTCCTTGTTGAAAGCATTCAAGCAAGCAAACATACCCACATCCACATACTATCGTGCTCAAGCTAGTGGTCAGATACGATATGAAACTGCATTGAGGGTATTCAATGCCATTGAAAAGCTACACGTACTACAACAAGCCCGTGAGCATACCCAAAGACTACGAGCGTCTGGTAAAAATATTAATCGACGCACGGTTCGCGCAAAGTTTAAGCCAAGAGTCGTTAGCTCATAAGATAGGGTGTGCAACTTCGCTGATCCACAAGTGGGAAACTGGCAAGCGAATACCCTCTGGCTTTATGTTAATGTGCTGGCTTGATGCTTTGAACTGTGAAATCGAAATCAAAAAAATCCCACAGAATCGTCTGTCTTAAATGCCAAGTAAAAACCGAATGGTTTGTGGCTATCTTAAAACAAACAAATGATAGCTATGAAAAGCATTGGTATATTTGCAGACGCTGCTATGAGGAAGACCAATGGCAAACCGTAATAAAAACAAAGGAACGTACCACGAGAAGTGGTTCGTCAAGTGGCTCGAAGCGGCGGGTATCAAAGCCAAAAGGCAGCCCCTCTCAGGCAGTCTGGGAGGCGAGTATAGCGGCGACATCAAGCTCGAACTCAACGGACACGAATTGGTAGGCGAAGTTAAATACCGTGACAAGTCTACCTTTCCTAGTCCCTTCAAAGTTTTAGAAGGCAGAGACATTGCCTTTTACAAAAGGCGGACAGGCGATCCGCAAACCCTAGTCATCGTATCAGGTGACACATTCCTCAAACTAATGGAGAACAACAATGACACTGACTGATAAGTTTAATCAATATCACAGGGACAATCCCCAAGTGTATGAATTATTCAAACGCTTTACTTTCATGGCTATCAAGCGTGGTCACAATCGCTTGTCTGCATGGATGATTGCCAATCGCATTCGTTGGGAAACATCCATCGAAACCTTTTCAGTTGATGAATATAAAATAAGCAACGACTACATTGCTTTGTATGCTCGCATGTTTATGCGGGATCATCCTGAGTATGACGGATTCTTTAAGACGAAAGAAATGAAGAGGGTGTAATGGTTAAGAAACTATCTAACATGGCTGACGCTGCCATTTGGGATGCACAAGTCAACAAGTCTTCTACGAATCCTGACTACAATCGCGCTATCAAAAAGCAAGGTTTTTTTCTGGACACACATCAGATTGTAGCCAAGCGCATCAAGAACGGAGAACCTGTTGGCGAGTTCTGGTTGCGCGGCAAAGCCAAAGAAGCACTGCTGGATCAAACCGACTTAAAGCAAAGTGACTTCTCTAAATACAATGGCTGGCTTCAAATGTATGGCAACTATCCAGAAAATAATTCTTGATATAACTGCGTAAGTGCAGTACCTTACCGCTTATAATATAAGGAGAACAACATGAAACGAACAGGTTTCATTGGCGGTAGTGATTGTGTAAAGATCATGCAAGGTGATTGGCAAACACTATGGGAAGTGAAGACAGGGCGTAAAGAACCTGATGATTTATCAGACAACATTGCGGTACAACTTGGCAGCTGGACTGAATCCTTCAACCTGTCTTGGTTTGAAAAGCAACACAACTGTGTTCTTTCTGGGCATCAATACGAATATGAACAGATCGTTGGCACAGTACCTTGCCGTGGCACAGTCGATGCAAGACTAAACAGTGATATTGTAGAAGCAAAACATACCAATGCGTTCAACAAAATGGATGACATTGTAGAATTATACATGCCGCAAATCCAACTCTATGCACATCTGGCAAAAGCAGATGGCACTCACCTCTCAGTAATCTTTGGCAACAGCAAATGGGAGTCAACCTTTGTCCACTACAATCAAGAGTATTTCAATTCTATGTGGGCGGTGGTGTCAGATTTCTGGAGTTACGTGCTACGCGATGAACAGCCGACTAATATTCAAGTCGACAAACTATCGACCGACTCGATTGCGCTGGACAACATGGTCAAGCGTGACGCCAGCCGCGACAACCAATTCATGGACGCAGCCGTCACATACCTCAACGAGTATGAACACAACCGCATCTTCGAAAACGCCAAGAAAGCCCTCAAACAAATGGTCGGCCCAGAAGAAAGGGAAGTGTACTGTGATCAGCTTGCAGTACGCAAAGACAAACGCGGCGCACTTAGAATAGTCAAACGATAAGGAGAACACCAATGACACTACAAATATGGAATAAGCTGGCCTCTTCAGACCCCAAGTATCTGAAGAAGGTCAGCTTCGGAAG